GATGAAGACGGAGACAGAGACGGAGATGGAGACGGAGATGGAGACGGAGATGGAGACGGAGATGGAGAAGGTAAAGCAATTGTAGAGGGTGAAGTCAATTAAAAGAAACAAAATAAATAACACATATTTAAATTATTTTAAAATAATATTAATAAAATAATTTAAAAAAAATTGAACTTATATATCTATAATGGTTACTCCTCAAACAGCATTAACAATGAATACTAAAAGTAATACCAGTAGTAACGCAAATACACATCCATTGAAAAATAAATGGAATTTGTGGGCACATTTACCTCAGGATAGTGATTGGAGTGTTAAAAGTTATAAATTAATTTCTTCTATAAAAACTCTTGAGGATTCTATTGTAATGACAGAGACAACGCCAGATCCATTAATTAAAGCATGTATGTTATTTGTTATGAAGGACGGAATTGCACCTATGTGGGAAGATCCAAAAAACAGAAATGGTGGCAGCTTTTCATATAAAGTTTCAAATAAAAATGTATGTGAGGTTTGGAGAGAGTTGAATTATGTGCTTGTAGGCGAGACAATTAGCAACACTTCTTCATTTGTTAGTTGTGTTACAGGAATAACCATTTCTCCAAAAAAGAATTTCTGTATTATTAAAATTTGGATGTCAAACTGCGACAATCAGAATCCAGCAACTGTAACAACTGAAGTCAAAGGCTTAATTCCTCAGGGATGCATTTTCAAAAAGCATACTCCAGAATTTTAAATATTAATATGTATAAAATTTGTAATATAAAAATTAAATTATATTTATTTAAATTATACTTATTTAAATACTTATTTAAAGGTTAAAATATAACAAATGAAATTTCCATTTATTATTTTTTTTCGCCACGATCAATATAGCCAAGTAGATGAGTTTTTTACAAAAAATGCTGAAAACCTAGATTGTAGTGTATACATAACTAACAATTTTAAAAAGGTGGAAAAGTTACATAATGCAAACTTTCATTTATTAATTACTTATGGAGATTCTGATGCAGAATATAATAATGATTTGTTACAAATAATTTCTAAAAACATGTTAGTTAAACGATTACACTTAACAAATCTTCCAAATATTCAATCATTCAATAAATATGTTAGTTTTAAATTTATTACCAATTGTTCTTTACCAAGGGAATTATTGAGACCAACATTTTCTCTTTTTACGCCTTCATACAATTCATTTCACAAAATTATGCGCGTTTATAAAAGTTTAAAAGAACAAACTCTTAAAGATTGGGAATGGGTTATTATGGATGACTCGCCTGATGATAAACATTTTCAGTTTTTAAGAAGAAAATTTATGACTGATAATCGTATACGATTTTACAGACATTCGCAAAATAATGGCAGCATAGGAAATGTTAAAAATGAAGCAGTTGCATTATGTAGAGGAAAATATGTATTAGAGATGGATCATGATGATGAAATTTTACCGGATGTTTTACAAGATGCAGCAAATTTATTTGAAGAAAAATCTGATGTAGGATTTATTTATATGGATTTTATTTGTCTTTATGAATCGGGTGAAAATCAATGGTATGGTGATTTTCTTTGCAAAGGATATGGTGGTTATTATTCAATGAAATATAAGGATAAATGGCGATTAGTATATATTACACCTAACATAAATAATATAACATTAAGTCATCTAGTTTGCTGCCCAAATCATCCACGAATATGGCGAAGAGATTTTTTATTAGAACTAGGCAATTACAGTGAGCATTTACATATATGTGATGACTATGAAATTTTATTAAGGACTGCAATTAGTGCATCTGAAAAAAATGGTAAAGGATATAAAATGGCAAAAATTCATAAATTAGGTTATATTCAATACATGAATGAAGGAGAAAATAATTTTTCACTTATTAGAAATAAAGAGATCAATCGTTTAGGACCAACCTATATTAGTCCAATTTATTATAAAAAATTTAACATGCATGAAAAAATGAAGCTACTAGATGCATATGAAGATGAAAAATATGTGAATGAACATTCTAAGATTTGGCTAAGGGATCCAGTTACTTATACTAACAAATATTGCAATTTGTTAGTTAATACAGATACAAATTATCAAATTTGTATTATTGGTTATGATAGTCTACTTTATAATTTAGAACGTATTAAAGAACTATATTCTAAAAATGCAAATGAAAATTCTATTTCAGTTATACACTATGATTTTATTTTGTTAGAAAATAAATGCACTCTAGAATATCTTTGGTCTAGATTAGATTATTTAAAACTAGATAAAATAAAGTGTTATACTTTGTTAGATCATACTAATGAAGAACTAACAAATTATTTCAAACTGTTATATTTATCAACTGAAAAGTATGAAATATTAGATATAGGAATTCAAAGACCAAAATATAATGCAACATCATTTAATAATAGACATCAAGTTATTAATTTAATAACTAACAAAACTAGTAAATATTTAGAAATTGGCGTAGAAAGTGGACACACATATAATAATGTCCATTTTTTAAATAAAACTGGTGTAGATCCTGATCCAAAATGTGATATTGAAGGTGTAATTAAATGCACATCAGATGATTTTTTTCAACAAAAACCATTACAAAATTTTGATATAATATTTATAGATGGTATGCATCATGTAGAAAATGCATTACGAGATTTCAATAATAGCATAAATGTATTAAATAATAATGGATCTATTTTTATAGATGATATTATACCATTAAATTACAATGAACAGCTTAAAATACCAGAGAGACATTACTACGAGAACGGTATTTTAAAATATGGAGAAGAATGGACTGGAGATATTTGGAAACTAATTTACTATTTGTTAGTTCATCATAAAGATGAATTGTTATTTTCATACTATTATAATATTAATTACAGAGGAATTGCACATATTAAAATTAAAAATCAAAATTTTTCAGAAATACCAGAAGATGCATTAAAAGAAATAAATAGTTATGAATATTTTAAAGACTTTAATAATTATTTACAATTATTGTTAGTTTATATATTATAAAATACAACAAACTAACAAAATAACAAAATAACAAAAACTAATTAATAAAATAATATGAAATATAATTAGTTAAATATAACAAAATTAATTAATTATAATAAATAATGGAATTTATAATTACTGAAAAAGAATCCAAAGAACCAAAAAATCCTACAATTTGTTTAAATATGATTGTTAAAAACGAATCACACATAATTTGCAATACATTAGAAAAATTATGTAGCAAAATTAAATTTAGTTATTGGGTTATTTGTGATACAGGATCAACCGATAATACAAAAGAAATAATCTATAATTTTTTTAAGAGTAAGGGCATTAATGGAGAATTACATACAGATGAATGGAAAAATTTTGCACACAACAGAACATTAGCATTACAACGCGCTTATAAAAAGACAGATTTGCTTCTAGTATTTGATGCAGATGATGAAATAGTTGGAAACATTAAAATGCCAAGTGCAAATGATAAAATATATGATGAATATCATCTAAAGTTTGGTTCTATAACAGGTACATCTTATACTCGCGTTTTGCTAATTAATAATAAAAAAAAATTTATGTATCAATCTGTAATACATGAATATATTTGTTGTTTAGAACCAAATGCAACTAACATCGTAATTGAAGGCAATTATTATGTTGTTTCTGGACGCAGTGGTAACCGGAGTCAAGACCCTAAAAAGTATTTGAAAGATGCTAAAATTTTAGAAGCAGCTCATGCAGAAGCACTAGAAAAAAATGATCCATTATATCACAGATATTCCTTTTATTGTGCAAATAGTTATAAAGATTATGGTTCCTTTGAAGAAGCTATCAAATGGTATAAAATAACACTTAGTCAAGATAACTGGGAACAAGAACAATATGTATCATGTTTATATATTTATGAATGCTATGAAAAATTAAATCAAACCGAAAATGGGTTCTTTTATTTAGTTAAAGCATTTAGATATGACCCAGAAAGAGTTGAATGTTTATATCCTTTGTTAGTTCATTATTGTTGTGAAAATCAACACCGAATAGCATATAATTATTATTTGAATATTAAAGATTATTACGAAAACTATTACTTAACTGCAAATATAGATAAGAAATTATTTGTAACTCCAGATAAATATAATTTTTATGTTCCTTATTACATGATATTAATTGCAGATAAAGTACAAGATTTTGATTGTGTTATTAGGATGTTTGAAATAATTTTTATTAAAAAACATCCTGAGATTAGTTTTTGGCATATAAAGAATTTATTGTATAATTTACAATTTTTTGTTGAACGCGTGAAACCAGATAAGATGAAACAATTTATTGATTTAACCGATGAATATATTAATATTTTATATAATACAGGATTACCATTAAATACATTAGATTATTTACATGATTATGATACACGATTTGGTATTAATATTAGTCGTATTTTTCCAAAGGCGGTTACAGATAAATCAACTATATTTTCTAAAGAAGAATGTGCAACCAGTGGCAATATTTTGTTTTATACAGGATTTTCTAATGTGGATTGGAATTATTCTTATATTCAAAAGAATGCATTAGGTGGTTCAGAAAAAGCGGTAGCTTATCTTAGCAAATGCTTTCCAAAAAAATATAATATTTATGTTACTGGTGTTCTAGAAAACGAAAGTTTTGAAAATATTAAATATGTAAAATTAGCAGATATTCCACAATTAATAAAAACAACAGCATTTCATACAGTAATAGTGTCAAGATATATTTCGTTTTACGAAATGTTTAAGGAATGCTGTTTTTATCAATCTTATATTTGGGCTCATGATACACATTTGCTTCCATATGGTTGCAATTTAACAGAAAATCAAATACTACAAAAATGGAATAAATATATTACAGGATGCATATGTTTAACACAATGGCATAGAGATCAATTTATTGAAAAATATCCTGAACTAACAAATAAAATAATATTAATAAATAACGGCATTGATATTGATAGTTTTGCTAATGCAATAAATGCAACAAAAATAAAAAAACAACCGAATAAATTTATTTATTCATCCAGACCTGAAAGAGGATTAGATATTTTGTTAGGTTTATGGCCACAAATATTAGAAAAATTACCTGATGCAGAATTAGTTATATCTAATTATGGAATTGATCCTGAACCTAAATTAATGGATATAATAAATAAATATGAAAGTATTCAGTATTTGGGTAAGTTAAATACAACTCTTTTATATGCAGAGATGCAAACCGCAGAATATTGGTTATATCCAACTTCTTGGCCAGAAACTTCTTGCATTACGGCTCTAGAAATGTTAATGAATGAAGTTATTTGTTTATACTATCCTGTAGCTGGATTACCATTTACTCTGGATAAATATGGAGTACAAGTAAAATCAGGTAATGAAATTGAAACTATAGTTAATTTAACAGATGATCAAAAGAATACATTAAGAAAAAATGGCAAAATATATGCAGAAACATGTAGTTGGAAAAATAGAGCAGATATGTGGTCTGAACTATTATTTAATAAAAAACAAATATTGTTCTTTTTACCATCATGGTATCATGTTGAAAGAATAGTTGATTATTTTGATAGTTTTAAAGATAAATATGATGTAACATATACAAGCGATGCTAACTATGCTCGCACATTAAATCCAAAAAAAGTGTATTTTCTTGTGTATGTATCAGATGAAGAACTTTATAGTTATTTTTCAAATAAAAATAAAAATATAGAATTAAGTATTTTAAATTCTGAACCATTAAATTTAACAGATCGTTTTTTAAGTTTAAAAAATTCTATTGATAAATATAAAGACGATAATATTAAAATATATGATTATAGTTTGTCAAATATAAAAATTTTAAATAATAATGGTTACATAAATACATGTCATTTAGAATATAATATAAATGATGTAGAAACAGCTTTTTTGAAATATATAAATAAAAATACAAAAAAAATATATGATTTTGGAATAATATCAATTGAAAACCCTGTAACTTTAAAAAGAAGAGCTGTTGTAGTTAATTATTTAATTAAAAATAATTATTCCGTTAAGGTTATTCAAGGATGGAAAGAAGAACGAGACAAACAACTAGCATCTTGTTCAATAATTTTAAATATTCATGGTTCTTTAATTAGTGAAAAATCAGAAATATTTGAACATATTAGATGTGATCGTTTATTGGCAGCAGGTTATAATATTTTATCAGAGAGATCATTATATTTAGATGAAACATTTATTAGTAAATATCCTACATTAAAAATAATAAATTATGAAGAGTTTTTTCATGAGGATACTTATAAACAATTAGATTGCATTAATAAACATCAATCTTTTTCAAAAAAAATGATAGATTGCTTTACTTTTTATAATGAAATAAATATGCTAACATATAGATTAAATGTATTAAATGATGTAGTAGATTATTTTATTTTAGTAGAAGCTAATCAAACTCATGTAGGTAAACCCAAACCTCTATTTTATAATGAAAATAAGCATTTATTTGAAAAATTTAATGACAAAATTATTCATATTATAGTTGATTTACCATTAGAACATAATAAAATAAATATTGAAAATAAGGAACAATGGATTAATGAGAAATTTCAAAGAAATTGTATTAGTCAAGGAATAGATATATTAAAAAATCGTGGCGATATAAATGATGATGATTATATAATTATAGCTGATGTAGATGAAATTCCTGACCCAAAAACATTATTACAAATGAAAATGAATGTTACAAATAATCATATAAATGTGTTAGAGCAAGATTTTTACTATTACAATTTAAACAGTAAGCGACATGAATATTGGTGTCATTCTAGATTGCTTTCTTACAAAAAATATAAAGATTTAGGAAAAACAGTTGATGATATTCGGTTTCTAAATAAGATTTTTGTTATGATCAAAAAAGGCGGTTGGCATTTGAGTTATTTTGGAGATGCTGCTTTTATAAAAAATAAGCTAGAAAATTTTGCACATCAAGAATTTAATTCAAATGCATTTACAGATATTGAAAAAATAAATAAAAAAATAAATGATTGTTTAGATCTATTTAATCGTGATGAAAATGATGAAACAAATAGTGTTCAAAAAATATCTATTAATAATAATTCATATTTGCCTCCATTATATGACAAATATTTAACTGCATTTTATAATAAAGTTGTTAAACCCAAAATCTTTTGTGTAATACATAGCTGCAATCTTCCTGATAAAGGAACCGATGTTTTAGATTTCTTAGTAAATGTTATTAATAAAACAGGATTTATTAATGTTGTTGATAGCATACTTATTAATAATATTGGAATACCAATTGAAAACATATATAATGACAATAATGAATCAAATAATAAATATACT